ATCGAGAGCTTCGGCGTGCCGGTGCTCGTGCTCGGCGATCCGGCGCAGTTGCCGCCGGTCGGCGGCGGCGGGCACTACACCCGCGACGCGCCGGACGTGCTGCTGGAGACGATCCACCGGCAGGCACTGGAGTCGCCGGTGCTGGAGCTGGCCACCCGGATCCGGCTGTCGCGTGATGCGAGCCTCGGCGTGCGCGACGACGAGCGGGAGATCGCTTCGGTCAGCCGGGCTATGGCCGCGGATCAGGTGCTCTGCTGGCGCAACGCCACGCGCTGGAAGCTGACGGAGCGGATCCGCGCGAAGCTCGGCCGGGCGCCCGGCAAGGTCGATATCGGCGACCGCATCATGTGCCTGGTCAACAACAAGCGCGACCTCGGCGTGCTGAATGGCCAGCAGTTCGAGGTGCTCGACGTCAAGGACGACTGGACGCTGTTGCTGCGGGACGATGTCGGCATCGACCGCTGGATCGAGGTGGAGCCGGCCGGATTCGAGGGCCCGCTAGGCGAGGGGCGCCTGAAGAACATGCGGCTGTTCCGTGGGCCGGTGATGGCCGCGACGTTCGCGAACGTAATCACGGTGCACAAGGCGCAGGGCTCCGAGTGGGGGTCGGTGTACGTGATCGACGAAACGCCCGCCATGTTCGCGATGACGGCATACGCGAATGGCGATGCCAAGGCAATCGCGGAGTGCCGGCGCTGGTTGTACACAGCGGTCACGCGCGCGCAGGACTCGGTGACCTTGAGCCGGATGCGCGGTTGACGGCATCGCACGGCCTTGCTATAGTTGTCTCATGGCAGAGGAGAGCAAGGCCCCGACAAACGCAGAGACCATCCTCCAGGCCCTGAAAGATCTCGGCCCCGGTTGGCACACATCGCGTGAAGTCATGTGGCAGGCGCGCCGCAACGGTTGGCAGATGACCACGGTTAAGGCGCGCAACGTCTGCCGCGTCCTCTGCCGGCGAGGCGAGGCACGCATGCTTCTCAAGGGCAATCGCTACTCGTTCGAGGTGCTGTGATGCCCGAGATCGCGATTACCCGCCGATGTTCCGGGAACGCGTCGTGTACCAGTACCAGCGGTCACGGCGTAGCCTGACAAGCCCAGAACAAACGCGAGGCCCCGGGAGGCTAACCCCGGGGCCTCGTCGACAACAGAAAAAGGCGACGTATGCAGGACGATACCAGGACAGTCGACATCCACGCATATCTAGTGGGCCTGTACGGCGAACACCCCAACGGGTTGTTGTGGATCGGTGGGCAGGCCGACGGCTGGCGCGGCAAGACATTTGTCAATGTCAATGACGCCGTCGTGTATGCCAGATATCTGGACGATCAGGGCGGCATCGGCGTATACCACCGCAGCACGACGCTCGCCCGGACGCCGGAGCGGCGCGGCGAGGCCGCGGACAGCCAAGAGGTGCGGTACTTCGCGCTCGACGTGGACGTGGCCGGCCCCGGCCACAAGGCTGCCAACCTCCCTGAGTGCTTCGAGGACGTCGAGGATCTGATCGAGAAGGCCGGCTTCCCGGCGCCCACGACGTGGGTGTTCAGTGGCGGTGGCTTCTATCCGCAGTGGCGTTTTGCCGAGCCGATCGACGTGCGCGGCCAGGAGGAACGCGCATGGGTCGAAGACTGCTTCGCACAGATCAGCGCGCACTTCATCGCCGCGGCCGCTGAACTCGGCTGGAAGCTCGACAACGTACGCGACCTTGCCCGCGTGTTTCGGCTGCCCGGTACGGCCAACCGCAAGGTGCCGGACGCACCGGTGCGCTGCGTCGTGCTGCACCCGGGCGTGCAGGAGGGAACCGGGCTGACGCACGATCTCGGCGTGCTCGCCTCGCTCGCCCGACCGACGCGAGGGGTTGTACACGCCGCGCCCGCTTCTACGTCAGCGGCCGCGCCCGACCCCACGGACGACCTCTTCGACGAGGCCGGGAAGACGTTCACGCGCAAGCAGGCGACGGCCAGGGTGAACGCGGCCGGCGCGATCCTCAAGGCCACCGACTCCGGCTTCAACGCCGCGATCAACAACTTCGCGATGGTGTGCGCGCACTTCCCCTGGCTGGTCGACCGGGCCAAGTGCGCAGATCTGATGATTCGCTGGCTCGGCAAGGCGCAGGGTTGGGATGCGCCGGACCGCGACGACATCGCCACGATCAACAGCGCGTACGGCGCGACCGAGGCCGGCAAGAGCTGGACTGCGGTCGAGATCGAGGGCCCGGCGCAGGCCGACGGCCAGGAGGGCGAAGCGCTGCTGATCCAGTCCTCGGCCGAGATGGCGTACTGGCTGGCCGACAACGCAGGTGTCGGCAGGATGAGTGGCTTCTTCCTGCGCAACGGCGACATGGTCCACACGCCGCGAATCAACGAGGCCGGATACGTGGCCGCTCCCGACGGCGGACGTAACGGGCCGGCCGAGATCCGCGCGGTCACCGCGCCCGTACTGGCCGCGAAGCTGCAATACCTCTACCGGTGCTACAAGCTCGTGGACGTCAAGGACGACGCGGGCAAGCCGACCGGCGCGAAGACGGAAGTCCCCGCACTGTTCCCGGTGGAGGCGGCCAGGAGGGGCGTGGACGCGCCGGAGTTCCTCACCGGCCTGCGCCCCTTGGCTGGCCTGACCGGCACGCCGATGTCGCGTGCCGACGGCTCGCTGCTACTGGATCCTGGCTATGACGATGCGAGCGGCTACCTGTTCCTGCCCGAGCAGGGTGTGAACGTGCCGGAGATTCCCGGCGTGCCGACGGATGCGGAGATCGCGCGGGCACGCGACGTGCTGACCAGCATGGTGTTCGACTTCCCGTTCGCGACGGATGACGATCGGGCGAACTATCTCGGCCTGCTGCTCACACCGCTGCTGCGCCAGGTGACGCCACCCTCGTACAAGCTGTTCGGCATCGGTGCACACCAGCCAGGGTCGGGCAAGAGCCTGCTCGCGGAGATCGCGTCGATCATCCACGGCGGGGTACTGCGCTCCGAGGTGCCCGAGGACGAGGCGGAATGGCGCAAGCAGGGCACGACGATCCTGGCCACCACGTCAGCGCCGGTCGTGGTGATCGACAACATCATGGGCGTGCTCAAGAGTTCGTATCTGGCCGGCCTGCTCACCGCGGGACGCGAGGTGACGGATCGGGAGCTGGGCACGATGAAGTCGGTAACCGTGGCCAACGACCGGGTGTGGGTGGTCACCGGCAACAACCTGAGTATCGGCGGTGATCTTGTCCGCCGGACGATCACGATCCTGATCGATCCGGACACTCCGAACCCGGAGAAGCGCGTCGACTTCCGGATCCCTGATCTGCGGGCATGGGTGCTTGAGCACCGTAACCTGATCCTGTGGTCGCTGCTGACCCTGATCCGGGCGTGGGCAAGCAAAGGGATGCCGCTCGCGGACCGCAAGCAGTCGGACTCATATGCGCACTGGCAGAAAGCCGTCGCAGGGGTCCTCGCCGTGGCCGGAATCCCCGGGGAGTTCGACAAGGACTCCGGGCAGCGTGCGGCGGCCGGCAGCGACGATGACGGTCTCGTGCAGGTTCTCGGCGTGCTGTGGGAGCGGTTCGGGGAGCGGGCGTTCAATGCGGTCATGGCGCTGGAATCGAAGTCCGAGGACGGGTGGTTGATCGAGCAGCGGGACTGGTTGCCGACGCCGGTTCTGGACAAAGCGGCACGCAGCGAAGCGGCCGGACGCAAGGCGTTCGGGTGGTGGATGCGCAACCGAATCGGCCGCTGGGTGACTGACAGTGACGGTCGATCCATGGTCATCCGCGAGGTGGGGCGCGACTACAAGGGTGCGATGTGGCGCGTGGAAATCAGATAGCCTTGCCATAGCAAGTTTGGGCGCATCCCTTATGTGGGGATGCGCCCTTTTCCGATCCTGACAACCTGACAACCCTGATAACTTTTTCAACCCCTACGCGCGCGACTTTTATTTCCTATCTATGTATAGGATTTTTGGGGTCGGCTGGGCTGAGAAGTTGTCAGGGTTGTCAGGTTGTCAGGATCGGAGATCAACTCTGCTCTGCGTGCCCTACTGGCCGAGATGACGGTGCGCAACGATGGTCGACCTGCTATAGTTGGTCCATGACGCTTCACGCATATCCCGACCTCAGCAAGCACGACAACGACATCGTGATCCGCTCCGCCGCACACACCCTGGCCGACGCGGTCACCCCGGACAGCACACGACTGCGCAACAACGTCACGGACTTCGACATCGCGCGCCTCATGCTCGCCCTGGAGACCGGACAGGTGATCGTCCCGGACGGCCGCGGCTGGAAGGCCCTGGAAGTCCGGCCGGTGCTCCAGGCGTTCGTGCCGCATCTCTACACCACGATCAGCGAGGCGCTGCGGCTCGGCCTCGTCCACCTCGACAGCGTGCGGATCGAGGCCGGCATCGTGCGTCACCAGTTGGTCGGCGCAGCTGTGCACCTGCGGCGCGAGACCGGCAGGACGATGTGCGCGGCGTCGCTCGCGATCCCATTCATGCGGTACCGGCTCGTGGACGACGAGGACCTCGTCGACTGCACGGCTTGCCTGCTGGCGAACCGATGAGCAATACTAGGTCCATGAAGACGACCACACGGCCCAACGGCACGGCCCCACTCGATGCCGGCACGTACAAGCTCGGCGCGAAGGGCGGCCGGATGGCGTCCGCGTGGCAGCACGTCTGGGACCGCCTCGACCGCACCGAGTACAAGGGCGCGCTCGAACTCGCGCAGGCCGCCGCGCAGGCGTACGACCTGAAGCCCGTCAGCGTCTCGGAGATGCTGTGCCGGATGCGCGCGGCCGGCGTCATCGAGCAGAAGATGATCAAAGCGCCGACCACGTACAACCGCGTTGGCAAGCACGGCGTGCCGATGCCGTTCACCGCGAACCGCGCCCGCGTGCACTACCGGATCGCGGAGACCGACAATGCAGCCCGCTGAGAAGGCCGTCACGGCGACAGCGGCGTGGGAGCCACCTCTCGGCATGCACCGGGAGGTGGCGTCCGCGTGGCGGACGTTCTACGGCAGTATCCGGCGCAACTTCGGGGTTACCCCAAAGCTGTACCGGGCGCTGTACCTCGCGCAGTCCGGCCGCTGCTACATCTGCCGGATCGCGAAGGGTATCCACCCGGACGACCCGAAGGGCTACGGGAACCGGCGGCTCGGCATCGACCACAACCATGCGATCGGGGACGGCAAGATCGAAGCGGTCCGCGCGCTGGTCTGCACCGGTAGCCTGAGCGCGAACACCTGCAACCGGCTGATTGCGCGCTACGACGTCGGCCAACTTCAGCGGGCGATCGAGGTTCTTGCCAACGCGCCAGCACAGCGGCTGTTCGCGTCGCTGTCGACCATTCCTGACGGACAGCTCACCGGATGGCTGACGCGATGATCCACGCCTGCACGAACGAATGCCAGCACCGGAACGCACGCATGCCCGGCGGCATCCTGGTCACCGAACCGCCTCTCGTGCTCGCGGCCACCGCAGGACAGCGTGTCGAATACCTTGGGCGCTACGGCGATGCCGACTGGAGTAAGCACACGTGGCGCGTCGGCGGCAGGAAGTACCAGCACGTCCCGCGCAACGCGGACGCGAGCGAGGGCAAGAAGACCGCGCGGGAGATCAAGTGCGAGTACCGGCGCGAGGTCTACGCGGGCTCCGGCCCGGTCGGGCCGATCGACTTCAGCAGGCCGGCAATGGAGGAGAAAATGGCCTTTCCGGCGCCCGCGCTGACCTCCCACGACCCGTTACCGCAACCGACGTCCGGGCCGGCGGCAAGCCTGCTCAGCCTGGCAATGTCGTTCGGGTGGGACGGAACGATCACGATGGCTTGCGGGCACATCCCGCACGCAACACACGGCACACCGTCGAAGGACGCGAAGTTCAGCGAGGCTGTGCGGCTGTCGAAAGGGGCGCGGCGCGCGGTCGCGGTGAGGATGGGTGGGACGTGGGACACGTTCCGGACATGGGGGCCGGACGAGTTCTTCACGAGGTATACGACGCTGACGGCATTCCAGGAGGCGTTGACGTGAGCGACGATCTTGACGGCATCGGCTTCCTCGCTGCTGCACAGCCTCTTGTCGTGGCAACCGCGATGGGCGATGGCGACGAGGGTCGCGCAGATGCGATGTCGGCAGTCTGCGGCGATCCCTGGCATCGGCACTCGGGGCCGTGCGAGATCTATGCACAGCCTGTGGATAACCCTGTGGATAACTGTGGAGCTGACTGTGGCGCCCCAGAGGCTTGAGCTTCCCTGGACGCGTCGGCAACTTATCGTCGATCTCGCGCTGTCCGGCCTGACTCAGGAGAAGCTTGGCGAGAAGTACGGGGTGACGCAGCAGTCGATCAGCGACTTCAAGGCCCGGCACGAGCACGAGATCGCGGCCGTCCTGGCCGACAGCGAGAACGAATTCGCGGGTATCGCACTGGCCGAGAAACAGAACAGGTTGGCGACGATCGAGCGGATCGTCGAGATCGCGCTCAAGCCAGTGCCCAAGACGAACGGCAAGGGCGAGATCGTGTACGGCAAGCCGGACGAGAACGGGGAGCGGCATCCGATTATGGAGATCGACGCGGGCGCGGCGTTGAAGGGCTTGCGCAACATCGCGGAGGAACTCGGGCATCTGCCGAACCGGGTGACGCTGGGCGGGGAGGTCGGGATCAAGACCGAGTACACGGTGAACGGTGTCTCGCCGGAGAATCTGAAGTGAGCCGCTCTAGCGTCATTGCGCTCGCAGCCCTGGCCGCACTCTTTGCCTTGATCGCATTCGATCCGTTCGGCATGTTCTGCGGTGGGGGTGCGTGCGGATGAGCAACGACGGCCCGGGCACCGCGGGTTGGGTGATGGTCGGTGTGCTGTCGCTGCTCGGCCTCGTCTGCTGCGCCATCCCCGGCGCGCTGATGATCATCGGCTTCCTCTCGGACGTGATGTCGCGATGAGCGTGCTCGCGATCGTCCTGGGCGCGGTCCTTGCGGTAGCCGGACTCCTGATCGAGATCAGGTTCTTCTATACGCGCGACACGCGCCGCGCCATCATCCTGATGGTTTGCATGATCGTGTGCATGCTCGGAGCCACAGGTCTGCTCACCGCGGGGATAGTGGGGCTGACGTCATGAGCTTCGACGTTTCGCGCAACGATCCCCGGCATCCGTTCTGCACGTGCCCTGATCTGACATGGGACGGCATCTACCTCGGGAACGTTCCGGACTACGAGGCATGTCGCGCGCGTACGCCGTTCGGCATCGATCCGCATCCGGTGCTTATCGACACATACTCTGGCTTGGTTGAATTCTTGAAGGGGATCAAGCCGTGAGCTTCTTCCAGACCGCGCGCCGAGCCGGCGCGGAGGAGTGCGGCCGGCGCCGGGCCGAGTCGTACGGCAGGCAGGCGCGAGCCGGCGCCGTGCTCGGCGTACTGCTGGCCGTCGTGCTCGTGGTGGGGATCGTCGCCGCGGCGCAGGGCGCGCTGGGCGGCTAGGCCTGCTATAGTGGACTCGCACGCTTACCGTGAACGCCGATGCACTGCAATGCATACGGGGCAAGACGTGCACAGGATGCCCCAACCGATGCGTGACCCGACGCATGGCCAAGGACGGTTGGGGCATACCTGTATCCGGGCCGATCCACTATACTGGGCTGATGATGAAGCGCATACTCGCAACGCTCACCGTTGCGGCCCTCTCGATCTTCGGATTCGCGGTGCCGGCGCAGGCCAGCACCTACCACAGCTGCGGCGACGGCTGGATCTGCTTCTACAACTGGGAGTCCGCGGACACCGGCGGCGGGGTCTGGGGCATGCGGATCTACGCGGACGGTGTGCACAACTGGGCGTACGGGTTCTGTCAGACCATGCCGACCACCGGCACCAGCTTCCCCGGCGGTACGGCTTACAACAAGGCGACCAGCATTGTCGTGAACAACACGCCCAACCCGAACGCGCTGAGCTTCGACGTGCGGTTCTACGACGGCAACAACTGCGGCGACCCCTGGCCGCTCACGTTCTCGAACGTGCCTCTCGGCGTGCTCGCGATCAACCGGCTCGCCGACTACGCGAACACCAACAACGGGCAGATCACCAACTGGAACGACGCGATCGGCAGCTTCCTGATCACGGGCTGAGCCTGCTACGGTCGAGGACGACAGCTGACCAGCACGAGAGCCGCCCCGCCTCTTCCCCCGTTGGAGGCCGGGCGGTTTTCGTTTGCCCGCATACTTGACCTGTGCAGGTACTTGATCACACCGTCGAACTTCGTGGCGCCGCCCTGGAGATGGCCAACAGCCGCGCGTCCGAGATCCTCATCTCCGGCGCGGCCGGCACCGGTAAGAGCCGCGCCGTCCTGGAGAAGATCAATCTCGTCTGCCTGCTCACCCGTGGCGTCAAATGCCTCATCCTGCGCCGCACCGCACGCAGCCTGGCCACATCCGCGCTACGTACGTGGGAGCGTGACGTCGTGCGCGAAGCCATGCGCGACGGCAGCGTGTGGTTCTACGGAGGCTCGGCCAGGGAGCCGGCGCAGTACCGCTACAGCAACGGCAGCGCGGTCGTCATCGGCGGACTCGACGACCCGATGAAGGTCATGAGCACCGAGTACGACATCGCCTTTATCCAGGAATGCACCGAGGTCAGCGAGGACGACTGGGAATCCGTCAGCATCCGCCTGCGTAACGGCGCGATCTCGTTCCAGCAGATCATCGGCGACTGCAACCCCGGCCACCCCACACACTGGCTGCTCGAACGCGCTGCGACCGGCAAGCTCCTGCACCTGGTCAGCCAGCACGAGGACAACCCGCGGTACTTCACGATCGACGGCACGCCCACCGCGGAAGGCGTCGACTACATCGCCCGGCTCGACTCGCTCACCGGTGTGCGCTACCTGCGGCTACGCAAGAACCAGTGGGCAGCAGCGGAAGGCGTGATCTTCGAGAGCTTCGATCCGGCCATTCACGTCATCGACCGCTTCGATGTCCCCGACGACTGGGAACATGTGTGGGGCATCGACTTCGGCCACACCAACCCGTTCGTCTGGCAGGACTGGGCGATCGACGAGGACGGCCGGGCCTACCTCGTCCGTGAGATCTACATGAGCGGCCGCATCGTCGAAGACCACGCCCGGCAGATCCTCGACCTGTGCACCGACGGCAACGGAGAATGGATCGTGCCGCGCCCGTCCGCGATCGTTTGCGACCACGACGCGGAGGACCGGGCCACGTTCGAGCGCCACATCGGCATGGGCACCGTGCCTGCGGACAAGGCGGTCCTGCCCGGCATCGACGCCATGGAGGCGCGGCTACGCGTTGCGGGTGACGGCCGGCCGCGGATGCTCTTCTTCAAGGACGCGCTCGTCGAACGCGACCCCCTGATGGTGGAGCAGAAAAAGCCGACGCGCACCGTCGAAGAGATACCCGCCTATATCTGGGCGCCCGAGCCGCCGTCCGCGGACCGCAAGGACCAGAAACCGCTGAAGCGGAATGACCATGGATGCGACACAGCACGCTATATTTCCGCTGAGGTTGAGCTGCACGGACCTACGACCGTGCGATGGGGGTAGAGATGAAGCCGAGTCCCGCACGCGTCGTCCTCGCAGTCGGCGGAAAGGCCGAGTACAACGGCACCGACACATGCCCCGCCGTCATCACCCGCGTGTGGGGTGAGAACGACAACGGATCGTGGACGGTCAACGCGCGGCTGCTGCCCGACGCGTCGAACGAGACCCCCGCCGTCACGTCGGTCTACCTGCACGAGAACGAGGAGGCCGCCCGCGCGACGCTCACCCATCCGACGACCGTCGCGCTCTACTGGCCGGCGCGGGTCTAAGCATGACCAGCCTGACCCTGGCGTGG